AAAAATATGCGACTACTGTTTTTCCGCTTGGTGAACCAAACCCAATATTTGCATCAAATGTTGTTGACGAAACATTACCCCAAGCGTTAAATGTTGCAGCAGCAGCAGTACTATTTAAAACAAGATATTTTCCTGTCCCTGTAGATTTATGATAGACATACCAATCATCAGCAAAATTTTGTGGCTTAACTAAAACCATGCCGGGTGCTGAATCTAGCCCGTGGTTAAACTGAGCAAATCCACTCGAATCTAAACTTGCAGTTTGAACATCAAAAAATCCTTTTTGTTTTCGGAATGTCCAAGAAGCATATCTAGCGGGACTTGCTGAATTTATAGCCCAACCATTGTCGGCTTTAAGCGTAAAACCTGTAGAGCTAAAGGCATTGAAGCCTCCGTCAATAGTGTTTTCTGCATTAGTTGAGTCTGACATAAGGGCTTTCGTAGCGCCACGAACAGTGTCTATTAATCTATGACCTTCACTTCCCGCCCCGCTTCTTTCTTTGATCCAAACCAAGCCTCCCTCACCAGTTAAATCAATTCCATTTGTAATAGTCTGACTTCCATCGTTTCCATCATAAAGAGACGTAGAAAAAACCTCTTCTACATAAACCTTGTCACCACCAGCCGCACCAGCGGCAGCTTGCATTAATTTTTTTGTACTCATAATTTAGGCCATCGCTTGGGCTGCTGTGAATCCGTACCAGGTTGTACCGCCATCATTCGTTGTGAAAACAAAATAATCTACTGCGCTTGCTGTTGCTGTCAGTGTGGGTGCTGTGGCTGCCGCCCAATCTACTGCTCCTGGCCAGGTTAATGTGAAACCAGAGGCTGAACCGTCTTGAACTACCTTTAGAGAAAACGTGAAAGAAGTTCCGCTTGTCGGAGGATTAGCAAACGTAAAAGTCGTATTCTCGGACAGAGTATGACTGAAGGAATTACCCGCCTCACAACTCACTGAGGTCGCGTTAGAGGATGACGTTACTGCAACGTAAGTTTCGTTGTAGCTTTTAGCCTTTAACTCCTCAGAGACAATGATGTCACCGTTAGCGTCAGCCGTAACAACCTTTGAAGCTTGAGAGGTTCCAAGAGTCGTTATATCGGTGTAGTTGAGTTCGGTTGCGGTGCTTGTAACACCATCGAGGATGTTGAGCTCTGCCGCAGTGCTTGTGACCGCAGTACCGCCCAGGGTAAACGTTGACGAGGCTGAGAAGGTCGTGAACGAGCCAGCCGCAGGTGTAGCACCCCCGATAACCGCGCCATCGATCGTACCGCTGTTGATGTCGATTCCCGTTATAACCTTTCCGTTGGTCCCGCCAAGCAGGTCATCCAGATCCTGGATGTCCTCATTTAAATACGTGCCCCATGTCCCACTATCGCCAGAAACGGTTGGTTTTTTAAAGGAGTAATTAGTTGTAGTCGTTGCCATGATTTATTACCTATAAGGAGATGTTATTTCTGTCCAAGTCGTGCTTGGAGGCGTTATGTGCGACCAACTTGTAGTCGGCCCTGTAATGTCATTCCACTTTAGCTCTGCCGAGCATGCGACAGTCGTTATTGAGTTTATTGTTCCTGTTTCGATAAACGGTGTGTATGCGCCCAGGCAAGCAACAGTGGTTATTGAAGTTACCGCCGCTTCGCCGCCAATCTTTGGTTGAATGTCGCATGAAATAGCCGTTGAAGAAGTTGCCGCCGCGGACCCGGTGATAACGATCCCGTTAATCGTACAAGCAACAGCCGTGCTAGTTGTTACACCCGAACTAGCATCGAGAACTATTAACCCGCTAGCAGATACCGCCGTTGAAGAAGTTGCAGCCGCAGAACCGCCAATAGCATAACCGCCATCGGCAGACACACTTGTACTTGATGTGATGTGAGCTTCGCCATCAATCCTAATTGTGACCGAGCCGAATACACCCGTTCCGTAGAGCGCGTATCCGTAGCCGTCATCAACTGGAGGCTGATAGAGTCCATCACCAAATAAACCGTAACCAAACGAATCGGACATTTAAGTCATTGTCACCGTAAGATCAGCGGCTGGGATTCTAAAAATATCACCAGTGGTGATAGCTTTACTTGAACTTAGTGCAGCGTGATAAAGCAAATTACCAGAGCTTACAGCGTCCAAGATCCCAATGTGGGATATCGTACCCCAGCTACCCCCGGCGGTCGGATACTCAATCGCAGAGGTGTTAGACCCAACGCCAGCCGTTCTAGAAAAAGCTGCCGACTGTCGGGCATAAGCAGTCCCGCTACATTCTGTTCCAGAATTATCATCGCCAGGATCTGAAGTGTAGAGGGCTACATATACAGTCGTTGGGGATGTGTAACTTGTGTTTCTGAGGACGGCATCTAATACCGCCGCTTCTAAATAATCGCTAGTGCCTGCCATCAGCCGAAGCTCCTATGTCTCATTCGTGGAGTTGTGCCTGAGTATCGAGATTTCTCTTCTTCAGTTCCCAGGCTGTTTAAAATATCTGTATAGAGGGTTTGCCAAACGACCGTTCTAGAGTCATCTTTCAAATAGGGAGCCGAGTAAACTAAACTCCCGTAAAGGTAAATATCCGTGGCCTTTGTCAGTAGCCAATTAGTGTCCGCATCGGCACTAAAGAAATCTGGTATCTTTTGGTAGTAGGCAAGCTCACAGGTGTAAGCCGCATCTGGTGTAGGAAAGACCTCAAAGGTTTCTCCCACAATCGTGAAGTATCGAGGCTTGCCAGAGGTGTTGCCCAATCTCTGCCGTTCTTGGTTTTGCTGCTCGGCAGTGATCAATTCTAAATTCTGTACCGGGTCTGTGTTTAACCGAATGTCTCTGACCTGGAGAAAGTCTGCCGGCAATTGCGTGTACTGCGAATCCACAGAGGCAGTCGCTCTCTGAATCATTTGCCTGGTGCGTAATTCTCTATTTATCTTAGCGTGACCGCTCTTGATAAACGTTGGGATAACCGCAGTTAAGTCGGTCCTGTTCAACGTATCAGCGATTTCGCTTTTTAATTCACCGTAGTTGGTAGCCACTATATGTGTCCTTCTCTCGTCCTAAACTTTCGTAAGTCTGGATCGTTAAGTAGTTGCTTCATTTTCTTTTGATCTTTTGTCCATCCTTTCGCTAGCCACTCCGCATACACTGTCATCGGGATTGAAGCGACTTTAGTCATTCCCTCCCCGTACCGGGTATTCCTGTCGGTTTCGTTTCTAAGCTGAGTCGCGTCAGTAATAATTTGCGAAACGTCTTGCCTGGTTTCAACGGCATAAGTCTGGTCATGCTCGTTTGCATGGAAAACGTTGGTAGTACCTGTTGACGGATCTGTGTCTAGGATTTTTTTCATCGTTCCCTCTTTATTTTTTGCATAAAAAAGGAGGGCCGAAGCCCCCCTTTCACACTTGAAACGTTTTTACGAAGTTGTGTTATCGTAAATTGCGCCGTGCGCCGCTTCATTCTTCATCACCAAGCCACCTTCCCACAACATTAGATGCTTGGAAGCATCACCAGTTTTGGCAAGTTCTTCAACTTGGATATCTCGCAATGTACCCATGCCTGCGTATTCTGGATCGAGAACGAATACGTTTCGCGTTGGGATAAAACGATCTGGCACAATACTTAGCTCACCGAAGTCACTAACGTAAACATCGGCTGCGCCAATAATTGTGGTTGCTGCTGATGGAGCCTGGAACCTTTGAGCCGCAATACCAGTAAAGGCCGAAATAGCCTGCTTGTTATGCGCTCCGCAAAGGACCATGCTTGGCTGCCCACCGTTAGTCCAACAGTTCTGGACAACAGTTTGTAGATAGGATTCAGCGATTGCTCGCTTGGTTCCTTCTGTTTGGGCAGTCGTGGGTATACCTGCAGTTAACACAGGGTTTGCACCCGCTGTTCCACCACCAGTGTTCGACACAGAGTTAGTGCTTAACCAAGCAGACAATCCACCTGTTCGTCTGGCAGTAGTGTTGTTACCAGCCGTAGGTATGATGTTGTAAGTTAAGATTGCTTCTATGTCTCTTTTTAGCTCTTTTCCGTTCTTAGTGATTTGATCAATTTGTTAACACGGCTTTTTTAATTACCGCTTCTGCATATTGCTATGCAGTTCAGACTATATCTTCATCCCAAAGGATGCACCGAGCTCTTGGGTTTTTATAATCCGGTCTGGACTCAAACCTAGTCGTTGAACCTTCTAACTATTCCTAGTTAGCTTGGCTGCTGATTATCCCAGGGGGACTTCCCAGCAATTCACGGTGTGTTAAACCCTCTGTTGCCAGAGAGCGGCCCTATCAATGTAAGGCTACTTCACTATTGCGGCCTGCTAAATCTTGAAAGCCGAGGTTATCGGCAATGATGAACGTCTTTCGAGCTATCTGAGTTTTGTTCGATGGACGAACCGTTGGTACTACCGCTGTAAAAGCTGCGACATCATCGCCGTCTATTGCTGCGTTAGTTCCGTCTGCTGTTGCCAGCACATC